ACCTGCAATGGGTCGCGACATCAGTGGAGTAGAGATGACGTACACGCTCACGACAGCCAGCACCATCGACACGCAGCGCGACGCCCTGCTCGCAGTCGCACCAGACTCGACGGCGCTCGCTGGCCTGGTGGCTGCCTGGTCTGCCCTGCTCGACCAGTCGGTGGTCGAGGTTGGCGAGTTCATCGAAGGCTATCGGGGGCCGCATCTTCGCAGTCTGCTCGACTGGTCTGATGCACTCGCCGATTCCTATTTCGAGCCTGACGACTGGACATCCTACGTGACATTCATCGAGGCACTACCCACCGCCATCACTGTCGAGGACTGACATGCTAAGACCTGCCGCCCTGGCTCTGCTCACTGCATCATGCACGAAGCCCGTGCCCGTCGAGAACATGCGAAGCCAGGTCGGCGCTGGCCTGATGGTCGCCGCTCCCATCGCTCGCATCATCGCCAAGGAGGTCGACACCACCGACGGCGCTGTCGGCTGTATCGTCGGTGAGACACTGGCTGAGGCCTTCGACGCCGCTGGTCGACAGCTTGCCACCGGACAGCATGACCCAGACGCGGCCGTTGATGTCTGCGACTGCCTCGCGCTTCGAGACGACTGGCAGACCATCGACATACCTGCCGAGATGGCGCAGCAGGCAGCCAGGGCCGTCGAGGCCATCTCGCTGCTAGTCGGTCCTTACATTCGCGACTGCGAGGCCAGCGCCTGGTTCAGTGCTGCCACGCAGGCTGTCTCGATGCTGGTCGAGCCGATGGCCGAGGCGCTGTCGCTCGATGCCTGCTCGGTGCCTGTCCCTCCCATCGTTCCCGACCTTGGAGTGTGTGATGAGTGAATCGTTCTGGCTAGATGTCGCAGAGGCCGAGCATGGTACTGCCGAAGTGCGAGGTGGTGAGAACCCCCGCATCCTTGAATACTTCCGCTCGACGGTCTACCACGCACCAGAAGACGAAGTGCCATGGTGCGCAGCCTTCGTTTCGTGGGTGCTCGACCAGTGCCAGCTAGACAATCCCTCGACGGTCAGAGCGCGCGACTTCTTGGAGTACGGCACCGAGCTACCCGACTGGCGGCCTGGTTGCATCGGCGTGCTCTGGCGAGGCTCACCTACTGCCAGTACTGGCCATGTCGGATTCGTGATATCTGTCATGGGTGACCAGGTTGTGTTGCTCGGTGGCAATCAAGGCGACCGCGTTGACCTGGCAATCTACCCACGCTCGCAGGTGCTCTCGTACCGCTGGCCGACATCGAGGGCGACATCATGACAGCGACACCAGTGACTCCGCCGACACTGCCACCGCCACCAGTGGCGCAGCCTGCCGCACCGACCCAGGCACCTCACATGATGCCCCTACCAGGCCCACTGGGCCATCTCGCCTCGCTGTCTGGTCTCGGCAATGTCGGCATTCTCATCGCCGCTGTCGGCCTGATGTGGCAGCGCATCGACACCATCGAGTCGAGATTCGATGACGTTGACGTGAGGCTCGACACGATAAGCCGAGAGGTCACCGACCTGTCGACTGCCATGCAGGTCAGCACCGCTCGCACCGTGTCGCCTGACGACTTCGCCGACCTTGAGCGCCGAGTGACCATCATCGAGTCGCAACTGTGAGCGCACTGTCGGCTGTCCAGGCTATCGCCTCGGCAGTCGATGCCATCGCGACAGCGGCACAGCGCGACCCGGTAGCCCAGCGTATCGCCGTGCAGTCGCGAGCCGACGCCAGGCAGCGCAGGCACCGACCTCGATGGCTGCGCCTGGTACGAGAGGCGACAGCCAGACTGGCCGAGTCAGACCGCGAGGATGATGAAGATGGCATGGTCGCCGCTATCCTCGACCTGTCCGCGCTGGGTATCGACCTCGAAGAAGTCAGTCGAGCCCAGGCCATCGCCGAGGCTCTGGGCGACTAGGCATCTTTCCACGGGTCGTCGACTCTATGGAACACGCCGAACCATTGGCTCGTATATTGCGCGCGAACGCTTTTGATAGTGTTTTCTCTTTCGTCTATCGTATGGCATCACTTCCAGGCAGGCATCCATGGCCTCAGCCACTTCGATGAGGTCGGCCTGACTGACTATGATGGGGGGCGTGCCACCATGGCTGGGCGAAGGGCCACGCTGCCCTTCGAGCAGGCCTCTCCGCACCCATCGTCGTATCGTGCTGACTGACCTGTCGGTCTGCTTTGCGGCCTGCTTAAGTGTGACCATGACGCCTGTGTCGTTTGTGACAGGCTCGACCTCATGCTTCGCTTCGGCCCTGCGCTCGACAGCCTTGACGAATGATTCCCTGTCACCGATTACAAGGTCGAAGTAGGCCGATGCGGTTCGCATTCCAGCCGGTATCCTCAGTTTTGCAGAATACTCGATTGCCTTAATGCGCTGCTGCATGTTGGCGATGGCCTCGACTATCAGCCATGTGTGCTCTGGCATCTCGTCGTTCTTCTTGGTCATGTCTGCTCCCTAAGTCTGCCAAGCAAGCGCTCGATAATCTGTTCTAGTTCGTGAATGCGTAGATGCAGCCCATCGACATCGACAGGCGCCAGGCCGAGCCGATTGCGGCAGGCTGTCACGCAGGACTTCGAGACACCGAGCATGGCAGCGGCTCGCGCATCTGGGAACCTGCCGACGACCTCGACTGCCTCTGGCCTCTGGTCTTCGATGCGTGGTCGACCGCGACTCATTGCGACACCCTGACTGCGAGGTGAATCGCAGCCACCCAGGACACGAACACCGACACCATCACAATGAGTCGCATCGCTCGCTCGTACTTGTCTTCGTCTTCGCTCATGCTCTCTCCCTGTCGTCGAGTAGATGTCGCAGAGCAAGCGCCTGCCTCACCTCATCAGTTGATACCGCTCGCACCAGCTCGTAGCCGACCTCGGTCAGGTAGACTCGCCGACCGCTGATGGTGATGGCGCCGATGGCCTCGGCCTGTCGCAGCCCAGTCAGGCCGACAGCGCCCCTGGCTCGCGCTGTCGTTCTTGCCTGTGAGATGGCAGTGACCAGGCTTGCGGCGTTCACTCTTCACCAGCGTCAAACAGGCCGTCGAGCGGCTTCGCCTCGGTGTCGCCTTCGAGCAGCATGAGTGGGCTGGGTTTGGAGTCGGCTTCGCGTAGCTCTTGCAGCTCCGCAGTCACATCGACCTCGACGGCCTTGCGTAGCTGGTGCGCAGCCTGTCCGGTCATCGGCACTGCGCCGCCAGCGAACAGCTTCCGAATCGCGCACTTGCGGGCCATCCTTGGAAAGTGGGTAGACCATGGTGAGAAGCGCCGCGACCCGCCAGCCTTGCGCCGCTGGTCTATCTCGTCGCGAGTGCACCACTCACTGTACGTGCCACCGTCCTTCGTGGTGACGATGACGTAGCTGGCGATGAGTGCGTCGTCGGTGCGGTCAAAGCCTCGCGACAGGTCTGGTGTGTGCTTGATGGCGACACCATCGCCGTCGATGCTGACAGAGAAGTCTTCGCCGTCATAGACGACCCCAGCGTATATCGTGCGAACGTTGCCGACCCTGTGGGCCAACTCCAAGAAGCCCTTGTAGCCGACCAGGAAGGTCAGCTCTTGAGCGCCTGCCTGCTTGCTCCATCGAGGTATCAGCCAAGCGTGGCCAGTCGTCGTGCTTGGTTCGAGCCCCAGTTCGGCGCAGTGGAGCAAGCACATCGCCACCGAAGCTGGCGTACACTCCAAGATTTTCGGGTTCTTCGGCACCAGTCCCATGACAAGTCTAGTCAGCCTGTCCCTCTGCTCTGGCCTCGCCAAGAAGGTCGCACATCGGTCATGCACTACCTTCTCGACATAGTTCGAGAACCCTTCGCGCTTCGTCAGCTGGTTATTGCTCATCGTTGCTCCCTTTTCGATTCTTTTATCATGTGCTCGTTTAATATGCACCATGCAAGTGCAGCCACTGACGGAACCTGTCCGTTCCCAATGGCTCGCAGTCTGTCCATCCGACAGGCCAGCCCATGACCCACTCGAAGGCCGTCGGGCTCGGTGTCCCACCAACTTGGCCAAACCTTGTCCAGCGTCGGCATCCTGGCCACTTCTGCATCGATGGGCAAAGTTGGTTTGCAGTGGCTGTCGGCGTCGCGAGCCATGAGCCAGAGCCTGTCGCGCTTATGTGGCGCGCCGACATGTCGAGCGCCGAGCACGCACCAGCCTGCATCGTACCCCATCGAGGCAAGGTCGCCGAGGACGACATTGAGCCCTCGACGTACAAGAAACGGTGAGTTCTCCACAAACACAGCTGACGGTCTGACCTCTCCGATGATTCGTGCCATTTCAGACCAGAGGCCAGACTTCTTGCCGGTGATGCCAGCGCCTTTTCCGGCTTGGCTGATGTCTTGGCATGGGAAGCCGCCACTGATGACGTCGACATGTCCGCGCCATGGGTGGCCGTCGAAGGTGCGAACGTCGTCCCAGATGGGGAACGGGTCAAGGATGCCGTCTCGCTGTCGCGCGAGAAGGACTCGTCGCGGGTAGGCAGCAGCCTCGACAGCGCAGACGGTGCGCCATCCGAGCAGTCGCCCTCCCAGGATGCCGCCTCCTGCCCCTGCAAATAATGCCAGCTCACGCATCCTCCTGCCTCTTGTCTTGAATGGTTAGCCTTCTCGAAGCATGGCCTGACACCTTGACCGAGCCACCACATGGCAGGCCCAGTCGATACAGGTCACCGATGCCGTCGAGCAGTAGATTCCTCGCGACCTTGGCTTGACTCTTGGCCTCGGCCTCCTGCCGCTTTGCGTCCGCGTAGCAGTACGCAGTCGCGACCTCTTGCTCGGTGGCGTCCCTCGATGGTCTGTCGGCTGCCTTCTTCGACCAGTCTGGCGGCGCTGGGTTCTGCCAGTCGGCGTGCTTCGAGCACTCGTCAGAGTCGTCGACCTCTGGCACCTCATCGCCAACCAGATACCGCTCACGCCAGTCACGCAGCCGGGTCGCCAGTCTGGCGATGGCTCGACGCACCAGCGACCCAGGCTCGCCGCGCTCAAGGCGGTACGCTCGAAGCTCGAACCATGGCAGCATGGCCACCAAGGTCACCGACTCCAGACTCGGCACTGCCGCCAGCTGGTGTAGGCACTGCACGACCCAGGACTGGACAGGGAACGAACCCATGTCCATCTCGCCGCTCGGTGGCAGTGTCGGCGCGACCTGTGCCGAGAACACGACCTTGACCTCGACGTGACCAGTCGGCGCGTCGACAGGGCCTGTGGTCGCATCTGGCGACATGCGCAGCCAGTCGATGCGAGGGTGCTGGTACACGGTGTAGTCGTGGTGCGTCAGGTCGAGCCCTTCGCGCTGGGCGTACATGGCCACCACAGCCGGCTCAAGTGCTCGACCATCGTGGGCGGCCTGGCCGACAGGCTTGGTGAGGTGCGGCGCCTTATGCGCAGCCCAGACCCGCCAGGGGCCGCCGTAGCGACTCACGCCGAGGATGGCAGGCGAGTCGCTGGCTCCGATGCCGAAGCCGTGTCGTCTGGCCTTGAGCCAGTCTTGTTCGCTGGTCATCACTCCTCCCATGGCTTGATGCACTCGGCCAGCTCGTGAAGGTTGCAGATGGCGTAGAAGCTGGCCATCTGAATCGTGCCAGCGTGCAGGACAGTCTCGCCGTCGCGGTCGAGAACCTGCACGTCGACACGCTCGTCGAGTTGCAGCATGGCAGCGCTGACTTGAAAGGTCAGTGCGAGATATCGGTCGCTCTCTTCGCAGTAGTGCTCGACGCGCATCGTGCAGATGTCGCCGTCGATGTCAGTGCAGGTCGCCTCTGCGCCGTTGCTTAGTGTCTCGGAATAGCCGCTCGGCTCATACGTGATGTCTTCGTCTTCGTCGTATCCGCAGCCGCTCTCGTATCGTCCTGGCCAGTTGGTGATGCTGCTCGCGCTGATGGTGCCTTGCATGTTCGCTCCCTTGTGTTTCGGTCTGTACATGTTATACCCTATACAGGATGAGCACACAAGTATAAAACGCACATCAAGCAATAATAATCATAAGGGAGTGAGCATGACTACTATCGACAAGCTCGAAGCACGCACCATCGTGGGAACCTGGCTGAGGGCGAAGCGCGAGGCGACCGGCCTCGGCCGTGTCCGCTTCGGTCGACACTGCGCCGCGCTGGGCTGCGATGGCGTCGAGCCGAACACTATGAGGTTCTGGGAGTCAGGTCGCCAGATGCCAGACATGGGACTCATCGCAGGACTGCTCGCGGCGCTGGAGCCAGACCAGGCCGAGCGGCGTCGCATCCTATCGGCCAGGCTCTACCTCACGCCCGAAAGCCTCGAAGCGCTTCTCACCGAGTGACCATTACAGGAAAGGCGCACCGACAGCCTGAACCCTGTCGATGCGCCACCCATGTCAACCGCGCCCAGCGTAGCATGTCGCGCGACTACACAACAAGGTGAACCCATGTCCTTCTTTGCTGTCGACCCTGACGACTGGCGGCTCGCTCGCCAAGACCTCGCCGGTGTGATGGTCTGGCCTCGCGGCCTGGCTGTCGCTGACCTTCGCTATCTACAGGACCAGGCGATGCGGCCTCGCGGTCGATTCCCTACTCGCCGCCAGCTCTCCGCTGTCTGGGGCTGGTCGCAGTCGAAGGTGTCGCGCCTGCTCGCTGATGTCGATGCCTGGTCGGACCCATCGAAGCGCGAGGCATGGGATGTCTGGTTCGAGTCGAATCGACGTGGACCAAAAGTGAACCAAAACCGAACCAAGAGTGAACCAAAACCGGACCAAAACCGGACCAAGCGAGGCAGGGTAAAACTAGCGAATGACGATTCAGCGGACCAAGAGCGGACCAAGAGTGGACCAAAGGTGAACCAAGAGCGGACCAAGAGTGGCCACAGGCGCGTAGTTACACACTCACAACCACAACCACCTCCACAACCACAGAACACAGATGGCCTGTCTCGTGTCTGGTCTCATTACCGAGAGGCATGGCGTCGAGTGCATGGCGCGTCTCTGAACAAGACACCACCGAAGCGGGGCGGTCTGTCGACGGTCATCAGAGAGCATGGCGAAGACAAGGCCATCGAGCTTGTCGACTGGTGGGAGCAGAGCCCAGACGACCGCGCAACCTTCCTTCGAGAGCGACGCATTGGACACGCCACACTCTTTCGACCTGCGAAGGCTGCCAGCTACCTCGACGAGTGGGTGACTGCCTGGCGCCAGGGGCAGGCCGACCGATTCACCGCGACACCGAAGCCCGAAGCGGTGCCAAACTTCGCGAGACGGTTCCGTGTATTGCAAGGGTCGAAGGCCGATGTCATCGAGGGTGGCTGACTATCTTTCCGGTAAGGGGTTGCAATGTGCACACCGGCACTGTATAAGGTGTGCACCTAACCGGGAGCCAGCATGATTCCAGAGATGACAGCCGAGATGTTTTCCTTCGCGCTCGGCGAAGACAGCGACCACCAGAAGCGAGGCCGCATCCTTCGCATCGCAGTGCTCAACACACAGCGCATCATCCAGACCGACGAGTACAAGGCAGCCGACCGAAACGGTGAGAACTTCGAGGCGTACTGGGCCGGCTTCAATGCGCGGTTTCAGGAAGACGTATTCCGCGGACTCGTCGACCTGACCCAAGTCGAGCGCGCTGCGTTCGTCATGGGTGCTCGCGGCAAGCCGTGTCTGCTCGCCGCTGGCGCTGGTGAGCTACGATGACCCGCATCGAAGTCGGTGGCCATGCGGTTAAGCTGGTCGACCTCAAGTTCGGCAGGATGGTCGCCGAGGTGACGCTTGACCTCGGCCACCGCAGGCCGCTCATTATCCAGGCCACTGCCAAGACGCCCTGGCTTGCCCTGATGGAGTTGGCGCTGCATGCAGAGACGGCGGTCTATGCCTTGCAGGCTGTCGACGAAGACGAGCACGCAGAGGCGGTCAACGAGTTCGCCTATGCGCTTGACGAGCACGTCAGCGGGATGACCGGCAACGAGAGCCTCGCAGACTTGGAGCAGAGCAATGCCGAGTGACCAAGGCATAGCCGACAGTATCGAGCTTCTGGTCGCCGCTGGATGCATGATGCCGAAGGCGACCTCCGTGGCTGCCATCGGTGTCGCCTGGTCGGTTGTCATGCCAGACGTCGATGACGATAGGCTGATGGCTGCCTGCCTGCTCTACCTGCGAGGCCCACAAGCGGCCTGGTGGCCGAAGCCTGGCCAGTTGCTTGAGTTGCTTAGGGGTGGCCAGGACGACACCAGCGGCGAGGACTGGGGTCGGCTTCGAGCGCTTCGTCGACAGCATGGCGCGACAGAGCCAGCGGCAGCTGGCGACCCTCGAACCTTCGAGTTGTCACCGAGCCGAGCAGAGGCTCAAGCGCGCTGGTGCGGCATCGAGGACAGCGGTGGCTGGCAGCGCTTCGCGACTGGCGCTCGACCAGAGGTCTTCGTCGGTGGCTACCGTCGAGCCATCGAGGGCGCACGTCGACAGCTTGAAGGGCCGAGCCGATGGTCTGACCGAGTGCGGCAAGAGGTGGCCGACTGGCACCGGCACGCCGATGCTGGTGCTGCTTATCGAGAGCTTCGAGGCATCGCCGACCGATGTGGTGCGATGGTGCCTCACGACCCTCGCAAGCCTGCGCCGTATCGACTGCATGACGACCCTCGCAGAGAGCGCGCCATGGCTGCGGGTCTGGCTGCCGCTGGTGGCTGGCGCGAGGTCTGGCCTGATGGGTCGACGATTCCAGAGAACCTGAGAGCCAGTGACGCAGCGAACCGCCGAGCATTCGTGTCGGCCTATCGGGCAGCAATACAGCGAACAGAGCGCCGTAGCGAGGCCCACAAGGTCGCCGCTCTGGTGGACATGACATCACAAGCGCTGGCGTTGCCGGTGCACGACAGGGAGCTTCTATGACGCGACACGACGAGGTAATCGCCCTTCGAGTCAGGGCCGAGCGATGCACCGAAGAGGTCAGGGCACTCCGCGCCAGGGTCGAGCAGTTGGAGCAGCAACTCGACCAGGCGAGGAAAGCGCCAGACGAGCACATGGTCGAGCTGGTCGACCTGTCCATCTCGCTCGTCGAGTGGGAGCGGCTGCCATGGTGGCGGCGAGTCTGGTCTTCGCCGAGGTCGCTGGTGATGTTTGGCGGTGCGTCATGAAGGCCCACTATCAACCATGGGCTGGTGTCGGTGTCACGGCTTGCGGCCTGTCGAGTGGCCACACCATGACCACCGACGAGACTCGTGTCGATTGCCTGCAGTGTCGACGCAGCCATCGGTATCGCGATGCGGTCGACGATGACCCGCCACCGATGCCGAGCAGGCGAGCCAAGGTGGCCACTAGAGTCAGGCAGGCGCTCGAAGCAGGGCCGAGCACTGTGGCCGACATCGCCAGCGCGGTCAGCGTGACAGGTCGCCGAGTGCGGCAGGTGCTCGTCGAGTCTGGTGCCGAGCGACATCGCCACTGGTGCGACCGTCGGGTCGTCATCTGGACAATGCCGCAAGGGGGCTGGCGTGAATAACTACATGGTCATGGGTCTGGCGCTGATGGTCGGTAGTTCACTTTTCGGGCTGCTTATGGAGTGGCGCTGGCGAGCCATCGACGCAGAGAATGCGCGACTTGAGCAAGAAAAACGAAGGTAAGGGTGTACAGCGTGTGCATGGTGCATTATGTGTACAGTGTGAACAGGGAGTGACCATGACGACCATCAGCTTGACCGAAGCCCTTCGCGACTACCCTGCCAGCCTTGTCGGCTGGTGGACTTCCGCCGATGGCGCTGGCTGTCTCGACATGACTGGCGCGACCACCGCTCAGGCGGTCGCCGAGATGTCGGCGCAGTGCATCGACGATGACCAGCTCGCCGACTTGATGGCTGGCTCCATCGAGTGCGCCATCTAAACCAACGAGACAGGGAGTGACCATGACCCTTGACGAACTATCCGACGCACTTGCCGAAAGTAGAGTTTCATGGCAGCGCATCGTCGACGCGGGATACGACTTGCAAGACATCGCAGACAGCGCTCGAAGCCATGGCGACGAGGCGCTCTACCAGCGTGCGAAGCGGGCAGCCGCTCGACGCGGAATCTGAACACAAGACAGGGAGCAGACATGAACAGCAACACGCACGAGGGCCGTACGCACAAGCAAGCGCCGCACAGCACCTGGCTCGGTGCTCGGTGCTTCCTCGACGCACTGACCCGCTTCGATGCCGAGGTCTTCTGCTCGATGAAGCAGAACCACTGGGTGCACCGCCAGAACCCTCGCTACCTGCGAGGCGCAGAGGCGAAGCCGTGCCAGTACACCATCTTTGCGCACATCGCGAATGACAACAAAGCGAACACCAAGGTCGCCATCTAACCGAGACAGGGAGCAGACATGAGCCAAGCAAACAAAAACGGGCGTGAGTTCCGCGAGGACATGCGCGCCATCATGCGGCTGCGAGGCTTCGAGCCTCAGCGGAAGGTGCATCGACCGGCATGGGCCACCGAGGGCTCGTCGTACTTCATCGACTTCGCTGGCGACTCTGGCATCGCCGTCGAGTGCACGTTCCAGAGGACGAGCGGAAGCGCCGACGTCAAGGTCTTCGCCGACATCTACAGTGCGAGTGTCGCGCTTGACTGCCGCCACTATGTCATCGTGCTCGGTGGCCAGCACTGGGAGTCACCGCGAGGCATGGCCATCGCCAGCGCAGCGCGCGACTTCGCGGCCAGGGAGTCGACCGACCAGAAGCGGCTACACGTCATGACCTTGTGGGAGTTCCGCGAGTGGTTGAAGTCGCCATGATACCCATCAGCAATAGAGCGAGGCCGAGGGGCCTGCTTTACGTTTTCGACCTGCCTGACGTTGTCACCATCGGCCATGTGCTCGACATTCCGTCTGGCATGTGTCCGATGAGTGGCAACCCGCTGCGCGGCACCATCGAACTCGAATACGCTGCGCCTGTGGCGGTCGAGGTCGTCAGTCTGCACCAGCTCGTGCAGCAAGCCCAGCACGAATCACCGAAGACCTTCGAGGGTTGGTGTGCCTATGTCGCCAACGCGGTGGCCTCGGCGGTTCGTGTGCCTGTCCGATACAGCGCCACAGCGCAGGTCAACCCTGGCCCGCAGACGCTTCGCGTGTCCTCATGCGCTTCTATTTAGGAACGCACGAGCCAGGTTGGCTGGCCCGCTCACCGGTGCCACTGTTTGTCAGCGATAGACGCTTGAGGCGTCGAGTTTCGATGCCGAAGGCTCGCGCATCTTGGGCGCTAGACTCTGGCGGGTTTACAGAACTGTCCATGCACGGCCACTGGGTCACCAGCGCTGAAGACTATGCAGGTCGTGCCAGGCGCTATCACGCAGAAATTGGGCGCCTCGACTTTGCGGCTGTGCAAGACTGGATGTGCGAGCCGTTCATGCTTGATAAGACAGGATTGACAATCGCAGAGCACCAGAGCCGCACCATTGACAGTCTGCATCGACTGCGCGACTTAGCGCCTGACGTGCCATGGCTGCCAGTGCTGCAGGGTTGGCACAGGGACGACTACATGCGACACGTCGACGCCTACCTGGCCAGCGGTGTCGACTTATCTGCACTGCCTCGCGTTGGTCTCGGGTCCGTCTGTCGCAGGCAAAACACGTCTGGCGCTGCGCGCATCGTTGAAGAGTTGTCAACCAATGGGATGCGCTTGCACTTGTTCGGCTACAAGCGCCAGGGACTTCCAATGGTGCGCGGCTATGCTGCGTCATCTGATTCTATGGCCTGGTCATATCGAGCGAGACGGCGAGGCAAGCCGCTGCCTGGCTGCTCCCATAAGTCGTGCTCGAACTGTTACAAGTTCGCGATGATGTGGCGAGAGCAGACCTTGGCGCAGTATTTTCGCGGCGAGCAGTTAGAGTTGTTCGCTTGACCTGGCGCCTGGTCGCAGCCTTCGAGGTGCCTGGCAAGCCAGCCCCGAAGGCTCGGCCTCGCGCTCGCATCGTCGGCAGACATGCGCGCATGTACACGCCAGCCACCACCAGACGCTACGAGGCGCTGGTGGCTTCGTGCGTTCCAGCTGATGCCGAGCGGCCTGGTGACCTGGTGAGGGTCGACCTGGTGGTATACCTGCCGAGACCGAAGCAGAGGCCGCGCTACATGCCCCGCTGGCTCTGGTCGATGGACGAGCCGCACCATCGAGCGGTCGGCGATGTCGACAACTACGCGAAGGCAGTGCTCGACGGCCTCGACGGCTGGCTCGGCAACGACATCGCAGTCGTCGACTTGAGAGCGCAGAAGCGGGTGTCTGTGCGTCCGAGAGTCGAGGTCAGGGTATACAGTCTAGCAGAGCCAGGGAGCGTGCAGAGTGGACACTAAGAAAGAACCAGCAGCCAAGTGGGTCGGCATCGACAGCATCAAGGCATGGGGTCGCAATCCGAAGCGCCTCGAACAGGTCGACATCGAC